ATTTATGCTAATGAAGGTATTTGTCAACTACTGTTTTATCGTGGTAAACCTTGTGACACTAGCTATCAAGAACGCAAAGGAAAATATCAACAACAACCAGCTGAAGTAGTCTTAAGTAAAGTTTAAAATCTACCAAATGTGGCTTTAGGTTTATCTGCATAATTTGTAGAACCTGCGTAAGGAAAATCATCTCCTTCTACGATGCCCGACAATTGTCCTGATCTATCTGTATATGGCTGATCGTACTGTCGTTTCTCACGAAACTTCGCTGCACTACGCGCTGCTTTCAGCGACTTTGCAACACGATTCTGTTTTGCTTCACCCGCCGCATCACCAATCCTTGCCGTCCTGCGTTCCACAGGCTCCAATCCCCTTAGGTCGACATCATAAGCAGCCTCTGGATTTAAATCAGAAGTAAACTTTGCAGATGTTCCTGAATCTTTAGAAGGATCGTAAGTAGGTGAGTAAGCCATCTGTCAATTATAATTAGGGTAAACCGTGATTTAAAGATGGGCTTTTTAAATAGTTTTATGGGTAGCAATGATACCCTTAAGGAAAGAATGGCTACGTTAGATACATTTGGTCAGCCTCTTGCTAATGCAACTAATGATGTTCCTGTTTATGACCAATACAATACTGGTTTAGCAGTAACGCAAGAAAATATGTCAGATCGTGTTAACTTAGCAGTAGATCCACGAGCACAACCAAGATGCGGATTGACGGGAATGATTCCATCAATGGAGGACGGAATAATGCACGGAGCAATGCCACAGCCACGGCAATTAGTAGTGGACATGGGACAACTATCTCCAGAGGAAACAGAATTAGCGAAGGAGAATCAACGACGGATGGTCTCTGGTTTCAACCGGTCGTAGAAGAAATGGATTGTCCTGATGGTGTATGTCCTGTTCCATGGGCAATAGATACTAGCGGCGAAGATGTATCTGTTTCTAAAATTTCAATTAAAGAAGATTTAGTTAACCATCCTTCTCATTACAACGATGGAGGGCTTGAGTGCATTGAAGCCATTGAAGCACAGCTAACACCAGAAGAATATAGAGGATACTTAAAAGGTAACGTAGCAAAATATGTTTGGCGCGAAAAGCATAAAGGGGGTATTCAATCACTTAAGAAAGCACAATGGTATTTAAATAGGTTAATCATTTTAGAATAATTATTAGATATTTTAAACAAAATGGTAGTAGGTTACGGACCTGATGGATCTATGGGTGGCTCAGGCGCATATCAAAATGATCCTCCAGTAGATTCTGAAGCTTTTGTTACGCTTCAAAACAGAAGAAAAGCAATGCGAGGCGGAGCCAGAGCGGCTGCAGCACGTGGCAAAAGTCCTGTAAAAGGTGCTAAAAAAGCTCGTAAAGCTTACAATCAACTAGCCGGTAGATATATGTAATTAGAATAAAAGTATAACTTTTATTCTGTTATGGCTGAATCCGATTCGCTTAAAAAGCTAAATGCGCGTATTGTAAAAATTGAAAAAGATTTAGCAAACAATACGCGTAAAAAAACAGTTACTGGTAGGCGTGGTGCTACAGGTACCCGTACAACTACAGGTAACAAAGGAGACGCAAGTCGCTCTACTTCGCGTACTGCAACAGGCCGTGGAGGCAAAACTCGGACTAGTTCTCGTGCGCGTACAGCAAACGAAGACGGATCAACTACCAGGACAGGTTCAGCTACTGGATCAGGTGGAAGATCTGGTAGTTATAACTACACATCTGGTGGCACCAAGACAGCAAGTCGGACTAATAAAAAAGGTCAGACACGCACTTACACTTCTACCAAAGGAGAAGATGGCAAGCGCACTTTAACCGCGACTGGCAATAAAGGTAAAACTAAAACTCTTGAAAAAGGTAAAGGAAAAGAACTTAAAGGTAAGGTAGCGGCTAAGCGTCAAACTAACCGGCGAACAGGCCGTGGTAAAAAAGCTTAGACTGTTTATTGTTTGAGGGCCATGGCTAATCCCGATTATTACGATTTAAAAAAACTGCGGCAGTTGTATCAAAAGCCTAAAGGTAAACCCAAGGCTAATCCCAACACCGCAGTCTTTTCTAAATCAAACTCTTCTAATAAAAAATCAAATAAAGACTGAAGGTGGCTCTTCGTCGTCTTCTAGTTCTTCTGGATCTGCTTCCATCATGAACTTAGCAATTGCTAGTTCTTGTAACTCAATATCGGATGGAATATTAAATTCAACTTCAACTCCTTCATTTGTTAAAATATCTCTCACTGCTTGAATTTCTAATAACCTTCGACTATATAAATTTAATAAAGCAATACGCATTTGATCCCACGTCATTTCTTCTGAAGCCAATTCTGCTTTACGCATTGCAAGCTGTAGATGCAAAGGCATTTCGTATTTTTTAAGACTACTTTCTTCCATATCGAGGTTTATTGCTTTTGATATTCTACTTCCAGTGTTGGTAGATTGTTTGTAATTCAGAGGGTGAAAACTCTATTAATTCAGCTTCTTCTTCATAGTCATTGGCAAAATTAGATAAGGCATAAGGACTAATGTGTTCTTGCAATTCTCTAATAGCAGCAACTTGACCCTTAGAAGCTGTATATTCTCTAAAAGCTTTTAGCAAAATATCTTTAGAATTAGTAACAACTTCTTCTTGTTCTCGCATAAATAATTGAACTTCGTGTCGACGACGATCAATTAGACCACCAACTACCTTATGATCATTGTCAAAGATCCAACACGATAGCTCATTAATTGTTTCGCTATAGTCTTCTTCATCTAATGTGTCAATAATATTGGAATAAAGAAAGGTTTCCCATCCTACTGAGTGGGCAAATGAAGACAAAGCACATACTTGACTTTGATCTAAACCCAAATTTAAAGCTTCAATTTGATTGCTAATTATTTCTACTTCATGCTTTAAAAATTCTAAAGCTTTTATTTTAGTTACATACTGACCTTTTTTAACAGGGCTGCCATCAGGATAAAACTGTGTTCCATATCCAATAGTATATGGATCACCTCCAGTATCTGGATCACAATATGCTTTTTCATTAAAACCTTCAAAGGTTTTGATAATTAATAAAGCTTCTGTGTATGGATACATTGATAGCCTACATATGCCATCAGTTTACATTATTTTCCTTGTCCTCGGCGCATTTTTTTAGTGCCTTTCTGCACTGAATGTTTTCCTTGTCCTTGCCTAGTTTTTTTAGGTTTTCCTGCAACAAACTTACCGTCTTTAATCATTGTCGTACGATATCTCACATAATATACTAAACAAAAAAATTTTCAATTGTCGATAATATTCTTGTTGTTTTGGATCTCCACCAGGCCAATACTTTAATGCATCACAAACTGCTTGATATAAATTACGTACATCTTCAGTTGATAACTCAAGTTGCACGCTTACCATTTCACCTTGTGTGACCAATACCTTGCGCTCATTTTACTTGGCTTGCTATCTTGAGCATTATGTCTTGCATAGTATGACTTCTTACGTGCTTTGTCTTTGGCTGACTTCGGATTTTTGCCAGCACCTTTTACACCCTGCTGACCAAAACGAATTATCTTTTCTTTACCGTTTTCGCAAGCTTTTACGACATGCGATTTAGTTTTATGACCTGGTGTTTTTTTAGGCTTATTACAAGCCATTCTCTCTTTGCTTAATTTAGCTGCTGTTGCTGCTTTTTTATGCTTAGACATTTACCCAAACAATCCGCCAGTCCATGAATCTATTATCCCACGCCCTGTGCTAGAAGCGTAGTCTCTTTCATCAGGAAAAATATCAAAATAATCTGAATCTAAATCTTCATCGTAATCATCGTCTTCAGTATTAATACCATATAAATCACTGTCTGAACTACCTAATAAAGAATCAAATTGTGACATAGCCATAAATGGATCACTCATATCTATATCTGTACCACTAAATCCTCCTTGAAGTGCTCTTCCAACAAAATTTAAATCTGCTAAATCGTCTGAAGTTGCATCAGGAAAAAATTCATTTACAAACTCATCTTCTGTTCCTTGGTATCCATCCGCTCTAAAATATTCGTATAAAGGGTTATAAGTTTCTTCATCTATATCTTCTTTATCTGCAATTGCTCTTACTGCTTCGTCATAAGTTAAATCTTGAGAAAAATTATAACTAATCATTAAATCTTTCCAGGCTTCTGATCCTACTTCAATGTCACCTCGTTCACCAAGAATTTCTAATGGATCACGTTGAATATAATCCACTCCTAATGCTTCTTGATCTATATCTTCTTTTTTTTCATTTAAATATTTAATACCTTCTCGAATATCTTGTGCTGCTCCTGTTTCAAAAACTTCTTTAATATATTCTTTTACTTCGTCTAAACCGGCATCTAAATCTTCAATACCAAACGTTTCTAAAACTTCTTTCCATTCTTCTTTATTTTCTAAAGGATCAATTCCTTCTAACATTGCGCTTGCAAATTCTTCTGGTGTAACAAATTTCATAAAAGCAGCATCGTCCATGCTTATTTTTTCTTCTCGAATAAGAGGTAATAGCACGTCATCCATGTAAGTATTTATAGTTTTAATATCAAATACATCTTTTGCTGGATCGTATTTTCCTTGTCCTACTACTTGATAATGTAATTTTGCAAATTGTGCTTTATCTTGAATATCCACACCATATTTATATGCCCATTGTTGCCAAGTATATGCATTAGCTAAAGAATCTTCTGGTATACCTGATTTACTATCTGGATTTGACTTAGCATCTTCCCAGTCTGCATTAACCGCAATAGTTTGATCTTGATACTTTTGTCTTTGCTGGGCTACATTCATATAGTCTCTTTCTAAATCTTCTTCTGGAACACCATTTAAACTTGCTAGTGGATTAAAATAAAATTCAGCATCAAATTTACCTAAATCACTATTGTTTGCTAGTGAATTAAAATAAGATCTTGCATTAACTTCTGCTTGTTGTTTTAAAGCATTCATTGCTGTTTGTGTTTGAAATATATTTTGTTGATCTTCATCTAAGGTATCTAAATAACTTACAAACTCACTCATTGATTTAGACATATTAAAACGCGGTGTAATATATTCTCCAATGAATTTTGAAATAAAAGCTTTGCCTTCTTCATCTGTCATTTGATATACAATTTTATTTCCTTCTTCATCTAAACGTTCTCCTTCTATTTCTTCTAATCCTTCGTAATAAGGTGTAAGTGTTTCATTCATCCATTTATCCCAGTTAAACTCTGCATTGTTAGCATTGTTTATTCCTGTCATGCCTTCTATTTGATCTTCTAAATCACTTGCAACATCTCTTGAATTAATTCCCATCATATTTAAATACCCTCCCATATCTCCTAATAAATTATTTGCTAAAGTTGCACTTGAATTAAAAATTTCGTTAAAGCCAGGCAAGCTTCTATACACATCTAATTCTCTTTCTTTTTCTTGTTGTTTTGTTAATTCAGCAACAGATTTTTCTAAAACATCTTGAGCTAATCCTCTAAATTTATCTTGTATTTCTAAATCTGATTCACTAAATACAGTACCTACTTTTTCTTCAAGTAAGCTTCTTGTTTCATCTGTAAGTGGATCAAGAATATTTTCAGCCCATTCGATTGAAGTTTTTCCATCTTCATCTTCAGCTGTTAAACCAAATACTTGATCTCGAATAATTGATCTTTGTTCATCTGTTAAATTTGCATAGCTTTCATCATATTCTTCTGCTTCTTTTGCATATTCAGCTGCAGAGCCTCTAAGACCTTGAGATTTACCGCTAGTGCTATAGTCTCCCCATGCCATGTTTGCAAGGCTTCCCCACCTTGCTGTGACATCTAAATCATTATCTGGATTATAAAGATCACTAGGATCTAATAATGCATTATTCCAACGATTTGTTAATCCTGTATTTTGTGTTTGTAAATAATAATCAGCATCAAAATTACCTACTAAATCATAAGTACCCCCATCTGTATCTCCATTCCACATGGGCACACGTTCTGCCCCATAGTATGCACCGTAAGCATTCTTTGCTCCGGTAACCATTGATTCATAAGCTTCTTCTGTAATTACAGGCTCTAATCCTAAAGCACCTGCTTGATTATTTAAACTATTAGCAATATCTGCTAATTCTGTTCCCCAACGATCATAAATATGAGATCTATTACTTGTGTAAGTACCTGTTTGACTATTATTTGCCCAGTCAACTACTCCTTTATTCCAATTATTAAGAGCAGATGCTTGCGTATAAACTAAATCACCTAAAGCATTAGCATTATCTGCTAATTCTTGACGTTGTTCTGGAAGCGTATCATTCCATGTTTGAGCAGCTTTTTCTCGATACTCTTTTCCTTCAGTAGAAATTTTTTCTGCATACTCAGTAGCTGGAATCCAAACATTGTTTGTGTTCCATTCATTTAATCCAAATTCTCCATTTATTCTGTCTTCTAAATCTTTTTCATTAGCACTATGATTAGCTTGTAATTCATCTCTATTAGTTTGTAAACTAGCTTTTATGCCTGATTCATTTCCTCCTTTAACAATGTTACCGTCTCTACCTATAGCACCACCATTTTGAAAGAAATCTGTAAAACCTGTATACGTATTTCCATTTTCATCTGTAATAATATCTTTTCCATCAGGTCCTATTTCAACTGTTACTTCTATTCCTTTAACTCCTTCTACTCCTTTAATATGTGATTTATCTGTTCCTATTCCATTGGGAATAAATTCATTTGTTTTGTTGTCATAAGCTAAATGATATTTTTGTTTTACAGATCTGTCAGCTGGATATGCTTCTACTATTTCAGGTATCTCTTCTGGATTTGTTGCTAATGTCCACCGTCTAAAACCTTCTTCTGTTACAGGATTAATATTTTCTGTCCATGATTCATATCCATCAGCGTTTGTTATAAAATTAAATCCGCCTGCAGTGGCTGGATACATTTCTAACCATTCGTCTGCAGTGCGGTCTGGATAAGCACTTTCATAATCACTTTGTGTATAGGGATTATTACTGCTTGATCTTTGACCAGATGCTGCAGGATCTATAACTCCATAAGTTAATCCTTTATCACTATATACAACCATTATGCACAGCCTAGATTATCTAGGAAAACTTCTGATATTACTTCTATTTTATCTCCTTCTGTCCACCTAGTAATAGCTTCTAGTTTTGTTTCTGTAAAAAAAGTTTGTTTTCTATACCATTCTTCCATATTTGTAGAGGCTTTTAAATGATTACAAGAACGGCATGCAGGAATTAAATTATTACAATTAGAAGAACCTGAACGAAACTTAGGAATTATATGGTCTAAAGATGTAGCTGGTGCGCCACAATATCCGCATTCATGATTCCAAGCTTCATATATACTTTGTCGAAATCTTTTTTTAGCGAGACGAGGAGTTAGTTCAATTAAAAGAGCGAGAGGTTCGTTCTCTGTCTTGAACATACTATTCGTAATGGCTGTTTATAGTCTAAATTTCCCAAATCTGTTCTCTGCTTAATATAAATTTACTGCCATTAAAAAAATGTGTACCTGCTTGACATTACTTCTTGCAAACCTAACTTAATTCTGTAAGCACAAAGGTTTACCAATGACAGCCATTAGCAGTTCTTGGGTTCCACTTCACAAAGCAGAACGTGTCCTTGAGGTTTCTCGCAAGGAGCTTCATCAGATGCGCGATAACGGTACCGCAAAACTTGGGCATCATTATGGTGCAGGACCTCTTACTAGGTCAAGAGATACGTACTATTGGAATATTCCTCGAATGAAAAAGCTACTCACACAGTCGCAAGTCGTTTCGACCTCTGTTGCTTAACTGGTGTGTAGTAAACCTTGCGGACCTTATGAGCCAAAAGGACTTTATCTATCGATAGCTTAATGCGTTCTTCTTGTTGAACCGTTTTTAAGCTGCGACAGAGACCACTCCAGCCTTTCTTTTTGGAAGGCTGTTTTTCTTTGAGTTGAAAAATAAACACCCATTGAGGATGAACAGGTTGAATTGGTCGTTTTTTATTTGGGATGTTGATTGAATAGTCGTCGTTCCAAGTGAATCCTTTTAATTCTTGTGGAGTTTTTCCATAGGTTGCGACCATAGCCATGAGCCAGCCTTCGTCGCTGTATTTAGTTGTACCTGTGAGGCCAAAAATTTCGTCAACGATGCGAGCATCGGACGGGAGATGCATGTGCAACATGGCTACGGTCTGATGTTGAATAAACTATAGACACTGATCTGTCTTTTTAACGTGATTTTAATGCTCAGATTAGATTAACTTATGGTAAATCTAATACAACTATTATACAGCTTATTAAAAATTCTCAACAAGACCTTCGCTAGTAGGACTTTCACCTGAACCTGGTAGGTATTCTTGCCCATTTTTATCAATCATAATAAAATTTTGTAGCTGCACAAATTGTGCTGGAAAGTTAAATAGTTTTTGTGTTAATGAAACCATTACTGGTGATTCAACATTAAATGGAGGTACATCCATATGACTCATTCCATAATATGTAAAATTCTCAAATGCTTTTTCTTGTGATTTAGCTGTTTTTTCTACAAGATTGTCTTCCCAAGTTACTAGATCTTCTGCTGTTGCAAATGGATAATCTGAAGGTTCA